AATAGTAATGCAACTACAGAAATACTTTCTGGTACTGCGTTACATCTTTATACAATATTATCCATTATATTCTGTGACCAACAAAGTGCGGCTGGTACTTTAGATATCCGAGTAAATAATGGATCGGCTGACATATATTTACTTGAAAATTCTGCTCATGTTGCTGATGCCACATTTGTTTGGAATGATAGATTTGTTTTGGAAGAAGATGATGATTTAGATGTTTATAATAGTTGTACGAATGGTGACTGGATCATTAGTTACATCGACCAAGACTGGACATAGGAGAAACAAATGACAGGAATTGTAAATAGTACAGGAGCAAGGTCAGGTGTAATTGGGACAACTGTGGGAACACCTTCTGGTGGAGTGATCCAGACCTTATCGAAAACGTATACTGGAGTATCTAGTGGAACCCAAACAACTCCTTATCTCGCCCATGCTGATTGTAGCCTTGCTATAACTCCGTCTAGTGCAACAAATAAAATATTAATTACAGTACATAGTTCTATTGCATCAGATAGTGGAGTACACGCATCTTTACACTTTTATAAAGATTCAAGTGAAATATCTGGGGCAATGGGGGTTTCTGGTGGGACAAGAGTACACGCTGCTACTGGTACTGGTTATATTTCTACAAGCAATACACATCACGCCCAGACAATATATTCCGTGTCTGCCCAATATGCGGATGTAAGTGGAGGCACTTCATCAATAGCATACTCTTATAGAATAAGAACGAGACAAGCAGGGTCTTCATGGTATATCAATAGGTATCCCAATGATACTGGTGTTGCTGATACTATATATCAAGTACACATTTCGACAATAACTCTTCAAGAAATAGTGGTATGAATAAACATAATGCATTAGTAAGTCTTCGGTCAGGTGCAGAGTTTGTGATTAAAGATGGTGTTCTGGAATGGCTGGACACTGAGCAGTCTCAACCAACCGATACAGAAATAGATGCTGAAATAATACGCCTTCAAGCGGAATTTTCTGCTCTCCAATACCAAAGAGACAGGCAATATCCTTCAACAGGTGAACAACTCGATATGCTATTCCATGATATGTCTGCAGGAAAAGGTACTAAAACTGGTGAGTGGTACAAAGCAATTGCAAAAATTAAATCGGATAATTCAAAACCAGAATAAATGAAAAAACTATCAACGGATGAGCAGATCCAGAAAGCAGACCAGGAACTTGAATCAATATTGAAAAACATAAATGAATTAGCAACCCGCCAGCAAAGACTAATCGGTTATCGTCAGTGCCTGGTTGACATGAAGGAAGGTAATGCCACTACAAAAAACACTGGTTCCAGTTAGTATAATTGATGGTTTGGACACTAAAAATGATCCAAAACTCACGCCTAAATTAACTGATTTGCAGAATGGCAGATACACGGTTGGTTCCCAGATAAGTAAACGCCTGGGTTATTCTGCACTTTCCCAGAATATTTCCGGTACAACAGATCTCCTTTCTTCTGGTGATGGATTAACTTCATTTCAGGATGAACTACTGGAGTTTTCCAGTTCAAAACTCTACAGCTATTCAACCTCAGTTTCCAGGTGGACCGATAAGGGAGGATTCCAGAGTGTCAAAATAGACAGTGATGATGTAATCAGAAACACCAGTGAAGCAAAGAACCAGGACAGTTGTCTTGCAAGTGGATTACAGTTATTTGCCTGGGAACAGTATTCTGTTGCAGGCGTGCTTCAAGGAGTTTACGTTTCTGTAAGAGATTCTGTCTCTGGTGCAATATTCCAGGCTGCAACTCTCATTGATGCAACTGCAATAAATCCCAGGTGCATTGCATTGGGGCCAATTCCGTCACTGGTTTATTTAGATACGTCTGCATCTCCGTATGTTATGAAATGTGTCCAACTGGATACTAATAATCCTCTTGTTTTTAAAACTACAAACACAATTTCATCATTAGTTAATGCCTCAAATCCAGTTTATGATGTTCAAGTATATTCAGATAATGCAACTGCAGGAAATGCTGTTTTCTGTTACAACCAGTCAGGTTCAACAAGGATTGATGTGGGTTTCATCACCATTGATGGTGTTGTGGGAACTCCAGGCAGTGGCTACCCTGGAATAACAACAATTTTATCAACCATTGCAACAGATACAATTGCAATTTGTGGAGATCAAATAAACACTGCTCCTACTGAACAGGATCGAATATATATTGGTTATGCATCCACCAGTGCATCAGCAGGTTTAAAAATAAAACGATTACTTTCTACCCTTACGGTTGAAGCAACACACACGGTTGAAGGATCTGCAACCAAAATTGATGGGTGTTCCATGATTGTTACCCAGGCGGGAGATCTGCAGATAATTTATACCCTGAATGCCACAAATACTTATGACCACCAGGTAAAAGGTGCGCTTTACAACATAACTGATGATTCTATGGGAAGTGCTGCAATCATAAAGCGCAGCGTTGGTCTTGCATCCAAGATCTGGGAGTATAATTCTATTAAATATTTTGTTTGTGTCCATGATTCATCTTTGCAACCTACATATTTTCTATGCGATACAGACGGTCTTATAAGTGCCAAAATCTTACCTGGAACCTCTGGCGCACTTCCAACTAAAACATTTCTTTCCTCAGTTTCACCAAGTGCCACTGGTATATATCAATTTGGTGGATTAGTCAGGACCAAGTTAATCAGCAAAAACAATGATATTTATTCACTCACTGGTGTTTCAGATATTACGCTGGATTTTACAAGCGTTGAAAGATTTGAATCTGCAGAGTTGGGTGGTAATTTACACATTGGAGGTGGTTTTGTTTCAATGTATGATTCCCAGGAAATTGTTGAACTGAACTTCCACTTGTATCCAGAGAATATTTCTGCTGCTGTCAATAATTCTTCTGGATCTCTGGCAGCTGGTACTTATCTCTTTTCAGTAATATGGTTCTGGACTGATGCAAAGGGTCAGGACCATCGAAGTGCACCAAGTGTGGCAGTCAGTGCAACAACATCCGGTGGATCTTCAACAGTAACTCTCACAATTCCAAGCCTGCGCCTAACTCAGAAAACCAATGTGGTCTGTGAGGTGTACAGGACCGTCACTACTGGCAGGCTGCTTTTCAAGATTGGGAAGGTGGATAATAACACTGCTGCAGATTCGGTTAGTCTGGCCGATGCAGGTGCAATCAGTGATGCAAATTTGGTGGCCAAGGAGTCACTATATACCAACGGAGGAATAATTGAGAACATACCACCACCAGCATCCCTGGTACTCACAAGTTACAAAAACAGGTTGGTTTGTGTTAGCTCAGAGAACCCAAAAAAACTAATCTATTCCAAAAAAAGAACTCCACTTGGTCCAGTGGAATTTTCAGATGTTTTTTTCATTGTTTTGAACAAGGCCGTTCGCATAACTGCCCTGGCAGAATTTGACCAAAAATTAATAATCTTTGAACCAAACCAGATCTTCTACATCACAGGTAACGGCCCAACCTCTACTGGCTCACAAAATGATTTCAGTCCACCACAAATTTGTAATGGGGATGTAGGGTGCAGTAATACTAATTCTTTAGTTTCTATGCCTCTGGGACTCATGTTTCAGAGCAATAAGGGCATATACCTTTTGGACCGTTCACTACAGACTGTTTATATTGGAGCAGAAGTTGAAGCCTACAATGGACTTACAATTACATCAGCAGAATTGATCCAGAATGAAAACCAGATCCGTTACCTCACCAGTGATGGCAGATGCCTGGTATATGATTATTTCTATGGGAAATGGAGTACCTGGACAAATCACCAGGGCAATGGGGCCACAATCTGGAATAGCAATGGAGACTACGTTTACCTTAGAACTGATGGCAGGATATTCCAGCAAAGTGCAACCTCATACAAAGATGATAATGATCCTGTGAACATGAGCATGACAACGGCTTGGGTTAAAACAAATGGCATACAAGGGTTCCAGAGAATCAGACGGACATTTGTTCTGGGAGACTTCAAAAGCACCCACACCCTGAAACTTGAGTGCGCATTTGATTACCAGGATTACTACAATGAGATTCACAGGTTTGATTATGTTACAGATCTTGGTATGAATGAATTTGGAGATGACTTTCCATACGGAGAAGAAGGATATTTTGCAACTGACACAGGAGTAAATGATGGAGTCTATCAATTCCGTGCGCACATGAAAAAGCAGAAATGCCAGAGTGTCAGGTTCAGAATCTCTGATACAGAAGAAGCAAATCCAGGCCAAGCATACTCAATTTCAAGTCTTATGCTAGAGGTAGGCGTGAGAAATAACACAATGAAACTTCCAGCACAAAAACTAACATGATAAATAATCCAATGCAACAACAGCAAATGGGAGGAATGGGTGGAACTCCAGAACTCACAGATGAAGAGCTGAGAAAACTTGCCCTGCTCTTGCAGCAGATGCCTCAAGGTGAAGGTCTGGCAACTATTAACCAGCAAGAAGCGCAGCTCCTGAAAGATTATGGTGGTTCTGGAACTCCGCTGCCTGGAACGCAGGGTTTAGGTCCAGTTGGGGGACCGGTGAGGAGTTATGATGAATTAGAAGAGCCAGGTTCTGCTGTTGGTACAGGTAATGGTGGTAATGGTGGTAATGGTGGTAGTCCAACAAGTCCAAGTTCAACAGATGTTCAAGCCCCTACCACCACAACTGATTTTGGATATGATGTTGGAGAATATGATGAAGGTGGAGAGGCAGGAATTGATCCAGACATATTGTATCCTGACACAACTACAACTACAACTACAACTGATGATGGAGGAGGAGGAACACCACCAATTGTTGTACCACCACCAAAATACTATGACAAGAATGGTGTAGAGCATTCTTCCCAGGAATTAGCTGCTGCAGCTGATGTTGCAATTGATACTACTACTACTGCAATTGAAGGTCTGGTTCTGAAAACTGACCAAAACTTCAAAAGTTGGATGTTGGCAAACAAAGAGACATATCCAGTTCCACCAAGCACTGAAGTTCAACTGGAAACTGCATTTAACAATGCCAAAATCAAGGCAACTGATGCTGCTGCCCTGCAGCTGCCCAAAATGGTTGATTCCATGAATGTTTATCTGAGGGAGAATGGTGCAGAAGTTCCCTTTGATACATGGTGGAAAACAATTACGACAAAACCGGCAAATCTGTCTGAAACTACTATGCGGACTATATATGAAAAGGCAGTTTTCAAGGCAGAAAGAAAGGAAGCATTTACGCTTACACCAGCAGAAGTTGCAGAGTTTGTACGACCTGCAATCCAGGTTGCAACTGCAGGCAATTTCGAGGAATGGTGGGCAGGACAAGGTGGATTAAGCAACTTTGAAGAGTGGTGGTCTGGACAAGGAGGTGCAGGAGGACTTTATAAAACTAAAGCTTTAGCACTGGTAGCACACAAGGCAGCAATTGAAGAGGCACGGGCAGCACACACAGCTGCACAGGTTGGAGATGCAAAGGCAGTTACAGTGGATGAAGCTACAGAAGCAACTGCACCTACAATCGGGGCCATTACAGCTCCAGATGCAGTGACAGTGGAAACGACTGGAGATGTAGATCAAACAACAGTTGATGCAATTTCATCAGTAACAGATGCAGACATGGATGCAATCTTTGCAGGAGGCATTGATGAAGCAGAAGCACTCCTGGTTGCAAGGGTGGAAGGAACTGCAGTCTCACCGGCAGAGGTGCAACTGAAGAGAAGTGTGGAAAATAACCTGAGAATGCTGCTTGGTGCAACAGTTGGAGGAAATGCAGATCCAGCCAGGGTAAGGCAGCTCAAGAATATCTGGGCAGATATGACCCAGGAAGTGACAGGCAAAGCTGCAGAGATACGTTCTGCCGAATCAATGGCTGCAGAAAAGGAGTTGGTAGCACTTTACAAGGGCAAGTCCACAATGAAGCTGCAGCAGAGACTTTCAAACCTGGAAGTTGAAAGGCAGACTGCATTTAAGAATGGTGATATGGAGTTGGCAGGTAAATTGACCAACCAGCAGACACGCCTAACTGAAGTAATAACACAAGCAAACATAGACACCACTCTGAGTGAAGCAGATCTGAAATCACGAACAGATGCAATGATTGCACAGGGTACAATGGATCTGGGAACATCCCTGGCGAATCTGCAAATGAGAAAGGAAACTGCACTTGCACAGGGTAAAACGGACCTGGCAATTTCATTGTCAAATTTACAGAAAAATATTGTACTTGCCACCACAAATGTTCAAGTTGCAGTCCAGCAGCGAGGTATGGATGATGCTATTGCAATAGCGGCCTTCAAAGGAGATATGGCATTAATGGGCCTTGAAGTTGCCATTGATGTTGAACAGATGAAAGCTGATTTAACAATAATGGGATTTAAGTTGTCGCGTGACCTGGCAGAGTTGGATAGTGAAACCCAAATTAGAGTTGCCGAACTGACAAAAGATTGGAGAGAAGCACAGGGTGATGACCAGAAACAGGCTGCAATTATTGCTGCATTGGGAACAGTGCTTGCGGGATGGGCTTCATCAGACATACGAGCAAAAACTAACATATCACCAGGATCTGGAGAAGTTGAGTCATTCCTGGACGCACTGAATGCATATACTTATGAGTATAAAGATCCCGATGCACCTGGTTCTGATGCAGGAATGTTTACAGGCGTGATGGCCCAGGACTTGGAAAAAACGCCTATGGGAGCCTCATTTGTCCAGGACACACCCAATGGTAAGATGGTGGATTATGGGCATGGGCTGGCAGCCATCCTTGCTTCACAGGCTAACATACATGACAGGCTCAAACAACTGGAGGAGGTATAAATGGCATTAGTTCAACAACCAGCAGCAACATCAACATATACAGTCC